AAGGAGAAGGCACGCGGACAAAACTGACCCTTTCGCTGGCCGGCTGTTCGCCGGCCAGCAGCCCAGCGGTTTTCGACTCCTTTGCGTGCCCCAGTAGCCTTTCGATAGGCTTGTAGGCATGAAGGGTCGCCCGCCAACGCCGAAGCACATCCTCGCGATGCGAGGATCGAAGCACGCCAAGAACCGCGAGGAACTTGGTGCGGCCCCGGCTACGCCGATCACTGCCCCCGAGTGGCTCAAGCCTCGAGCGCAGGAGATTTTCGCCCGCGTTGTGAGCTGGCTCGAGGGCATGGGCACCCTGGCCGAGTCTGACGAACACGTCATCACCCGATACTCGACGACCTACGTCATGTGGGAATACGCCTCGCAGCAGCTCCAGGCGTTGGATTCGGCCTACGTCGAGGTTCTGGCCCCCGACGGCTCGATACGTTTCTCTCGGCCAGTGGCTATGGCAATGCAGGCCAAAGAGTGCGGCGAGGCGCTTCGGCACCTCGAGACCGTGCTCGGCCTGACCCCCGGCGATCGCACCCGACTCGGCTACGGAGCCGTGAAGGTCGTCGTCGATCCGATGGATGCTCTCCTCGCGAAGCGTGGTTGATGCACGCACATATCCCCGACTCGCAGTTTTGGCATGGAGCCATAACTCCGAGGGGAATATGCCAGCAAGGCGACAGATCAAGGCCGGCGATCGACACGGCCGATGGGCGGCGATCAATGACGGCGACTACACGTCTGGGCAGCAAATGGTCGATTGCAGGTGCGACTGCGGGACAGAGCGAACTGTGTCTGCGGGTAACTTGAGGAGTAGAGAGTCGCCATCCTGCGGGTGCGCAAGGCGGGAATCAATCGCGGCAAAGTGCAGGCAGCCAGTCTTGCGCGGCGAACGATTCGGCCGACTGACGGCAGCGAGAGACGCCGAGTATGGCGAGACACCCCGACCCACCGTCGCATGCCTATGCGATTGCGGCGAGGCGTGCGTCATCCATCAGCACTGCCTCCGACGAGGAACAACGCAATCCTGTGGCTGCCTGCATCGAGAGCGGTCGTCGCAGGCTGCTGCGAGAGACATCGGCAGCCGCGCAAACCTCAACCGGCTTTACGAAGGCGTTCAAGGGGTGATCTGGATGCGATCATCCTGGGAGGTTGCCGTGGCTCACAGGCTTGACCGAGACGGCCTGTCTTGGCAATACGAGCCAGAATCGTTCCGGCTGGACGGTCACACGCGATATACGCCTGATTTCAAGGTCGATCTTGGCCCACTGGGCGACCTGTGGATCGAGGTGAAGGGGGAGTTCTTCGGCAGATCGAAGGACAAGGTGACCGCATTTCGAGCAACTGGAAGGCCGCTCTATCTGGTCGGCAAGGACAACTTCAAGCAGTACGCAGGCATCAGCCCGTACATAGCGAATCGGCGATATCCGGCGAAGACGAGAGCCGCATGACAAGAGAACCGAGCCTCTTCACACAGTTCTGCGGAATGCTGCGGCACTCGAAGGGCGACTTCGCAAACAAGCCGTTCGAGTTGATGCCCTGGCAGCAGGACTTCTTCGACAAGCTGCTGTTCACGTTCACGCCCGAGGGGCTCCGGCAGTACAGGCGAGCTTTTCTTGCGTTGCCTCGCAAGTCGGGCAAAAGCCAGATGTGCGCTGCCCTCGGCCTTTACTGTCTCTTCATGGACAACGAGCCGGGGTCTGAGATCGTCGTTGCGGCCGGCGACAGATCGCAGGCCGGGATATTGCACACCGCTGCGAAGCACTTGCTTGAGTCATGCCCCAGCCTCATGCGGCGAGCGCAGGTGTATCGAAACTCAATTGTCGTCGAATCAACGAAGTCGACGATGATAACTGTGAGTAGCGAAAGCTCGACAAAACACGGCCTGAACCCCTCGGTGGTGCTGATAGATGAGTATCACGTTTTCCCCGACCGCGAGCTTGTCGACGTGCTCGAGACGGGCATGGGGGCCAGAAGTCAGCCGCTGACGATCTACATCACGACAGCCGGCACCGACATGGACGGCCCGTGCTACAAGGACTGGCAGCGAGCACTCAAAGTGAGAGACGGAGTCCTCAAGGACGAGGCTTTTCTTCCCTGCATCTACGCCGCCGAGCCCGAGGATGACCCGTTCGCCGAGGAGACTTGGAGGAAGGCGAACCCGAACTACGGAATCACCTCCAAGCCAGAATACTTTCGTCAGTTCGCTGAAAAAGCCAAGGACTCCCCGACCGACGAAGTCGTCTTCAGGACGCTTCATTTGAACCAGTGGCAGAGGTCAGAGACCAAGTGGATCAGGCATGGTGCCTGGGACGCCAACAACGAGCCGCTGCGGCCGACGGCAGGGCGGCCATGCTGGTGCGGCGTTGACCTCGCCAGCACATTCGACACGACGGCGTTCGTGGCGGTCTGGCCCGACGCCGATGGAACGTATGACGTTCACGCCCACTTCTTCATCCCCGAAGAGAACGCGCACAAGCGGTCGAAGGAAGACCGAGTGCCGTATCAAGCCTGGGCGGACGCGGGTTTTGTTAGACTAACGGATGGTGATATCACTTGCTACGACACAGTCCGAGATTACATTCTCTCGTTTTGCGAGAAGAATGTAGTTCGCGGCATCGCCATTGACCGCTGGAATGCGGTGCATCTGACGACGCAACTGGTAGCGGAGGGAATCGACGTTAAGCCGTTTGGACAGGGTTTTGCCAGCATGAGCGCGCCTTCTAAGCTGCTCGAGACCCTGTGCGTTTCCAAGCGACTCCGACACGCCGGCAACCCTGTTCTGGCGTGGCAGATGTCGAATGTTCAAGTCAAGATCGACGATGCCGGGAACATAAAGCCAACGAAGAAACACTCACACTCGACGGCCCGCATCGACGGCGCAGTCTCTCTGATCATGGCCCTCGGTATCTCCTCTAGCGAGAACCACGGCAACACCGACGAACCAACCCTCATGGTGCTTTGAACGTGGATAAGATTGACGAAGAAGTCTCCGATCTGATTGAGCTTCGCGGCAATCTCTCCCGCATTTTCGAGGAGATTTCCAACACCCGCCGCACCGCATCGGGCGTCACGGTCTCGCCAGAGACGGCCCTGGAATGCACTACCGTATTGGCGTGTGTCCGCGTTTTATCGGAATCGATCGCCAGCCTCCCTTTCAACGTGTACCGCAGACTCCCCGGCGGCGGCAAGGAAATCGCCGAAGAGCAGCATCTCCACGAGGTGATCTGCCATCAGCCGAACTCGTGGATGACGAGCTTTGAGTTTCGCGAGCTGATGCAAAGCTGGCTTTTGCTCTGGGGCAACGCCTACGCCTACATCAAGGGCGGCCGGCAGGGCGGCGTGACTGAGTTGATCCCGCTGCATCCATCGCGGATGGAGTGCAAGCGGCTCACAAACGGCAAGCTCCGGTATTACTACACCGAGCCGACGACGCCGATTCAGCCCAAGATTGAGATCACCGAGTATCGGCAGGACGAGATTTTTGCGTTGCGGTGGCTCTCGTCGGACGGCGTGACCGGATTCGTTCCGACAACATTATCGCGGGATGCGATAGGACTGGCGCGGGCCACTGAACTGCATTCGGGCGCTTTCTTCGGGCACGGCGCGATCCCCGGCACCTACATCGAAACCGATCAGCCTCACAAGCCCGAGGTGCTCGCGAGGTTCAAGGAACAGTGGAACGACGCTCACGCCGGCCCCGACAAGGCTTACAAGACTGTCGTCATGCCGTTCGGCTTTCACCGGAAACAGGTTGAGCAGCGGAATGATACGGCCCAGCTAGTCGAGACTCGGCGCTACGCATGCGAGGAAATCTGCCGCGCGTTTCGAGTTCCAGGCCATTTGGTCGGCGACTTGTCGAACGTGCGTTTTTCGACGGTGGAGCAGTCGGCCATCGACTTCGTCACGTTCAGCTTGATCCCGTGGTGCCGTCGATGGGAAATGGCGTGTCGCCGTGATCTCGTGGTGGATGACAAGCAGTATTTCTGCCAGTTCGACACGAACGCTCTCATGGCAGGCGACTATGCGGCGCGGTCGCAGTTCCTGCGTGAGATGGCGAACCTCGGTGCTCTGGACATCGACGAAATCCGCTCGCAGATCGGGTACAACCCGCTGCCCGACGGCCAGGGCAAGAAGCGATTCGTTCAGGTCAATATGCAGTTGCTCGAGGCGTTCACCGCCGAGAACCCGACAGGACAGAAGCCGCAGCCAGAAACCTCTCCCGCGCCGCCCAGCAATGTCGACGCCTCGCCCGAGCCGGCCGCCGTCGACGCCCCCGCGGCTGCCGAGGACGCCCGACAGGTCGCCGGTGCCGAGGTGCTGTTCAAGACAAACCTCCGCCGACTCGCCGCCGTCGAAGCTGACGGCGTGCTCGAGCGCCGCAGCAAGCCAGAGAAGATCGCGACGTGGTTCGATCAGACTAGCCAGCGGATGCGTGAAGAGCTTCGCGAGGCCGCAGAGGCCACTGGTCGCGACATCGACAAGTTCGTTGGCGATTGGGTGAACCGCTCGCGAGAACTCCTGCTTGAGTGTCACCGGAGCGGGCAGAAGTACGAGACCGTCACTGAGGGCTGGTGCGACAAGCACCTGACAACCGATGCCACAAGCACCTGAAGGCGTGATCGACGCCCTGCAAGCCTCCGTTCGGCTGCATATGACCGCGATTGAACACTATCAGTCGCTCGCAGAGCACTTCGACCGCTGGGGCTACGTCAAGCTGGCCGACACGAGCCGCTTCGAAGCCGAAGAGGAGCGTCGTCATCTGCATGAGGTTCAGGCGAGGCTTGAATACTACGACGAGCAGCCGGCTTTCGATCACGACCAGCCTGACTGGCCTCGCCACGACTTCGACGGCATCCTCGCCGCCAGCCTTGCACTTGAAACCGCCGCGGCAGATGTCGAGCGGGCCAATGTGGCAGCCTGCCGCGCCGCTGGAGACGAGATTTCGGCCGTCATCTTCACCCAGTTGCTTGAGGGCAGCGAAGAGGCGGTGGCCGCCATCGAAGCAAAACAGCGTGTGATCGAGCAGATCGGTTTGGACAACTACCTCGCGAATCAGGTGACGGCATGACCAATGACATTGAGCGGCGCACGACGGTCTCGGATGCCACGATTGAGTATCGAGACATGGGGAACGGCGAGCGAAAGCCTGTGATTGCGGGCTACGCTGCCGTCTTCAACTCCGAAAGTCGCAACTTGGGGGGTTTCGTCGAGACGATTCACGAGAATGCGTTCGACGAGGTGCTCGCCGAGGGGCCGGATGTCATCGGCGTGTTCAATCACGACCGCAATTTGCTCCTGGGCCGCACAGGAAACGGCACGATGAAGCTCACGAAAGACCCCTATGGTCTTCGTTATGAGATCACCCCGAACGAAAACACCACCATCGGACGCGACGTTATCGAGTGGGTGAAGGATCGGACAGTCGTGGGCAGCAGTTTTGCCTTCGCAATCAAGCGAGATGGCGGAGATTCATGGTCTACCGACGGTCAGCGAGGCATTCGGAAGCGAGAAGTGCGTGCGATTGGGCTGCTCGAGGATGTCGGGCCTGTCGTTCGGCCAGCCTACGACACTTCCAGCGTGGTGGTGAGCCGCCGAGCCATCGAAATGGCCCTCGGCGAGAGCCACCGGCCCCTCCAGACGATGGCGAACGCGGCGAAGCGCGGCCTGAAGCTGGCCCAAAGGTCAGAAAACGTCGATTCTCGCCTCTTGTGCGTTGCCGAGAGGCTCGCGAACCGCGAAATCGTGTCTGTCGAGGAGGTTTTGTACCTCGCGGGCGTGTACGAGCGGTGCATCGCCGCGAAAGCCACCGGTTGGTCGGGTTCGCCGGCCTGGATTGAGTGGCAGCTCGCAGGCGGAGACGCTGGCGAGAAGTGGATTTCCCGTCGCTCGACGCCGACGGTTGTCACAGAGGAGCGAGCCGCCCCGAATGAGCTGTCAGAGGGCGATTTCGTGTCGTGGGACGGCGGCATGGGCCGAGTCGAGTACGTCATGCGCGACGGATCGCTCCAGGGGCAGGCTGCGACGGCTGATTCCCCGCTAGCTGTCATCACTCCGTTCGATGACGACGAGCCCGAGGACTACCTTGTGGTCGTGATGGTCTCGGAGCTTGAGAAAGTCGACGAACCCGTCGCCGAAACCGACATGGGCGAGGAGCGTGCTGCCGGCGACAAGTCGCAGTCTACGCCTGCCCCCAAGAAAGATCAGGTGAAGGGGAGCGACAAGAACAAGCCGGGTTCGGCGAAGAACGCGGGAGGCAAGATCACCTTGTCGAAGGCGGCTCGAGCGGGCCTCCAGAACAAAGTGCGAGACCATAACGCTGCGATGCGGGAAGACGAAAAGCCATCGTGGTCGCGGACGACGCTGGGTCAGTTGCTGGCCGTCTATCGCCGCGGGTCTGGGGCATACTCGACCAGCCACCGGGCTGGCGTCAGCAGGGCCGCCTGGGCGATGGCGCGAGTCAACGCCTACTTGTATCTTCTCCGAAACGGCAAGCCAAGGGACGCGAAGTACGTCACCGACAACGATCTGCTACCCGCCGACCACCCGAAGTCGTCGAAAGAGCGGAGCCACGATGTCGAAGTAGAAGAGCGGGCCGTCAGCCTGAAGCCCACCGCGGGCATGGCTGCCGCCGCGAAGCGCGGCCTAGCCCTGCACGAGGCGGGCCGGTCGGGCGATGGGCTCAAGCCGGAGACGGTTGCCCGCGCCGGCAAGATCGCCGCTCGCGAGGAACTGACGCCAGATCACGTTCGTGAGATGAGGGCGTGGTTCCGCCGGCACAAGGTCGACAAGCGACCTGACTGGGCGAAGAAGGGTGCTGAGACCCCAGGTTACACGGCGTGGCAACTTTGGGGCGGAGATGCGGCGTGGCGTTTTTCTGAGGCGAAAGTCGCCCAGATGGAAAACGAGATGGACAACCGCGATATCGACGAGGTCATGGAAGAGCAGTACCAAGTCGAGCTATCGCAGGCCAACCGCGAGCTTCTCGCATCGCACGAGGTCATCGTCGAAAACAACGGCCAGTGGTCGCAAAGCACGATCGACGGCTGCAACTACATGGCCGAGAGCCCACTCGCTGACCGCGGCATCATGTGCGGGAATTGCGTCTTCTTTGAAAGCAACGAATGCGAGATCGTGCAGGGTGACATCGAAGCGAATGGTGTGTGCAAGTTCTGGATCATCCCCGAGGAGCGTATGAGCGAAGAAAAGAAGCCCGAGCCGGTTGCGGTTGTCGATGAGAAGGCTGCCGAGGACATGCGGGCAGCGAAGCAGGCAGAAGAGATCGCAGTGAAGCTCGCCAATCTGAAGGCGACAATCCTGCGCACTCAGTTGCACAGCGTTCAAAAGGGTTGATAGTCTACATAGATACACATTGCCCCGCGACGGATGTCGTGGGGGGCAGTGCGAGCGTCTCGAGGATTCGAGAGCGCGGCGCGCTAGCGGGTACACCCGCCGGCCGCCGCACACCGCGATTGGCCGGCTCAAAACTAAGGAGCAGGCAAATCATGGCGTCGAACCTCAAGCGTCTTCAGGAACGTGCAGCGGCAGTGGCCGCTCGGATGACCGAACTGGGCGGTATCGAGGATCGCTCGGCCGAACAGACCAAGGAACTCGTCTCGCTCGGCAATCAGGCCGACGACCTGAAGACCTCCCTCGACTTCGAGGAGCGGATCGCCGCCAAGGAAGCCGAGCTGCGTGCGGTGGTCGAGAAGGCCGCTCCCGCCCCGGCCCCGGTCGCCGAAGTGGCTGCCAAGGTCGAGGAGAAGAAGCTCGAGATTCGTTCGATCCAGCCGCACCACACCACCCTGCGGGCCTTCAACGACGGCCCCGAGGCTGTCGAGAGTGCCTACCGCTGCGGTCGCTGGCTCCGGGCGCACATCTTCAAGAATGCCGACGACCTCCGCTGGTGCAAGGATCACGGCGTCGAGAGCCGTGCTCTGGGTGAGAACAGCAACTCGTCTGGCGGTGCCCTTGTCCCAGAGGAGTTCGCTGCTCGCGTGATTAGGTTAGTCGAAAATTTTGGAACCTTCGCAGCGAGCAACGTCGAGAAGGTGACGATGACCCGCGACACCCTCGTGATCCCCAAGCGGGTCACGGGCACCTCGGCTTACTTCGTGGGCGAAGGCACCGCGGTGAACGAGAGCGAGCCGACCTACGCGAACGTGCAGCTCATCGCGAAGAAGCTGGCCGTCGGGACTCGGATGTCGAGCGAGATCGTCGAAGACGCTCTCGTGTCGATCGCTGACGCAGTCGCGCTCGAGTTCAGCACCTCGCTGGCCCTCAAGCAGGATATGTGCGGTTGGCTCGGTGACGGCACCTCCAGCTTCGGCGGAATCCACGGCGTGGTGCCGAAGATCAACGACGGCACGCACACCGCGTCCGTACTGAACGCCGGCACTGGCGCGACGGGCTTCGAGTCCCTGACTGTGACCGACTTCATCAAGCTGATCGGCAAGATGCCGCTCTACGCCCGACAGGGGGCAGCTTTTTACATCTCGCCGGCCGGCTTCGCGGCCTCGATGGCTCGCCTCCGCTACGCGGCTGGTGGCAACACCGTGGAGACCGTCGGTGGCGGCGTGAACGAGCAGTTCCTCGGCTACCCGGTGAACCTCGTCCACGTCATGGACGGCCAGCTCGGTGCCGATCCGAGCAAGGTGAAGGTGCTGTTCGCGAACCTCGGCCTGTCGAGCATCTACGCTCGTCGCCGGGACTTCTCGGTCAAGCTGTACGACCAAGTGTACGCGACGACCGACCAGCTCCTTCTCCAGGGCTCGCTCCGATTCGACATCAATCATCACTCGCTGGGCGACAACACGACCGCTGGCCCTGTGATTGCCCTCAAGACCGCAGCGGCTTGAGCCTAACAACCAAAACCTCAAGGAAAGGAAACCCTAGACCATGATCCACGCCCAGAATGTAAAGGTTGTGGCCTCCGTCCCGGCTTCGGTCGGATCGAGTGCCGTGACCCTGACGATCGACACGCTCGGCTACGACTACGCCAGCGTGACTGTCATGCGTGCCAGCAACGCCTCGACGGCGTTTGCCAGCGTCCTGAAGATCGAAGAGTCCGACGACAACTCGGCCTACTCGAACGTCTCCGGCTTCGTCGGCGGCACCGACTTCACGATCCCCGTCGTGTCCGACACCGCGTCGGCCGCCATCGTGAAGCTGGATGTCGACACGAAGGCGAAGAAGCGATACCTCAAGGTTACGGCGACCCCCGCGGTCAGCGTGAACACTGTCGTGTCGGCTCGGCTGTCCCGCGGCGATGCCCCGACGACTGCCGCCGAGGCTGGTTGCATCGGTTGGATTCGAGGCTGATTCCCGAACTGCGGGACGGCCACGACGGCCGACAAAGGCGCATGGATGCGCGCCCGCTCCATATTAGGAGCGATCCATGCTGATTCGTGTCGGAAACGTCGAAGCGGAAATCAAAGTCGCGGCGGTGATGAGCACCCCGCGACTTGGGTTCACAGACAATTTCTTCTGTGTCTCGTCGGCCCTGGCCCCACACGGCATCAGTCCCATAAAGGTGACGGGTGCTTACTGGGGTCAGTGTCTTCAGCGGGCGATGGAACAGGTCATCGACAACAACGATGTGATCCTGACCGTCGACTACGACACGGTCTTCAACTCGAAGACGGTCGAGGCGTTGCTGGCGTTGCTCCTGCACTCTGGATACGACGCAATCGCGCCGCTCCAGACCAAGCGGGAGGCCAATGCTGTGATGTTCGCCCTGGCTGGTAGCGACGTGGACGAGAAGACGACGGTCGACGGCGACTTCTTCCAGAAGGTTGTCCAGCCGGTCGAGACGGCTCACTTCGGCCTGACGTTCCTGCGCACGTCGGCACTCAAGAAGATGAAGAAGCCCTGGTTCATCGCCAAGGCGAATGCCGACGGCGAGTGGACGGGCGGGCATACCGACGAAGATATCGGCTTCTGGAAAAGCTGGGCCGCGTGCGGCAACAAGCTCGGGCTGGCAACGCACGTCAGCGTCGGCCACGCCGAATTGATGGTCACATGGCCTTCTAGGACGACCAGAGACGGCAAGGTGCAGCAGCACACGACTGAGTATTGGAACGGCGGCCAGAAGGCACCAGAAGACGCCTGGGGGCAAGTCAATTGAAGATCCGCATCCTCCAGAACTTCGACTGCTACGAGAAGGGGCAAGTCTTCGACGACTGGTCTCCTGGGATGTGCGACATCCTGATTCGGCGAGGGCTGATTCAGGAGGTCGAGACGGCCGAGGCC